CATGGCAAATGTTAATTTCCTTTGTTAAGGAATTTGCAACAATGCCGGGGTTTTATCGAACCTTAGTCATTGATACGATTGACTGGGCAGAGCAGCTATGCGTTGAGTATATCTGTGCTAAACATAATAAATCTGGCATTGAAGACTTTGGGTATGGTAACGGATATGTATTTGTCCGTGAGGAAATGGGCCGGTTCCTAAACCTACTTGATGAAGTTATTAACGCAGGTATGAACGTAGTACTTACGGCTCATGCTCAAATTCGTAAGTTTGAACAGCCAGATGAACTCGGAGCATATGATCGCTTTGAATTGAAGTTGGGCAAAAAGACAGGGAGTCAAACTTCTCCTCTTATTAAAGAATGGGCGGACATGGTACTCTTTGCCAATTATAAAAACGAAATCATCACTACTCAAACAAACAAAAAGAAAGCAACCAATGGGAAGAGGTTAATGTATGCCACCCATAATCCTGCGTGGGATGCTAAAAACCGCCATGGATTACCAGATATGATGCCATTTGAATATAGTCAAATCGCTCATGTTATTCCTGATGATATTCTACCAACTGCTGCAGCACAAGAATTAGCGCAAGCCGCTAATAATGAATATGCTCCAGAAGTAATGAATGCTACCAAGGAACAAATTGGGGAAGTTACTACAACACGACCTGTAACACCACCACAGGAAGCTGTTGATACCAATAAAAACGAAACACCATTAGTTGAAACGGCTATTCCTAAACCATTAAAAGACTTAATGGTTAAAGATGGTATCACATTAGAACAAGTTCAATCAGTAGTTATCGCTCGTGGTAAATATCCAGCTGGTACACCATTTGAAAATTATGATCCAGAATTCGTTAATGGATGGATTATCCCATTCTGGCCAAATATTGTTGAAGCAATTAAGAAAGGAAATTAATTATTATGACAGCACAAAGCAATTTTGAAACATTCGGTAAAGCAGAAGAAGTATATTCATTTGACCAACCTATTTTAGCGGAAGAACGTGAATATACGTTACTTGAAGCTGGTTCTTATCCATTTGTAGTTACAGATGTAGCAAAGAAATTTTATGAACCTAAAGAAGGTAGCAAGCTACCATCTTGTCCACAAGCTCAAATTACTCTCGAAGTAGATGGTGGTGATCAAGGTAAAACAAAATTGATTCACAACTTATTCTATACGAAATCTACAATCTGGAAAGTTACAGAACTATTTATGGCCGTAGGACTAGCTAAAAAAGGTGAAAATTACAATCCGGACCCTGACCAATTAATGGGTAAATCCGCTATGTGTGAATTAACACAACAAGGCTATGTAAAAAATGATGGCAATAATGGCGTTCGTAACGAAATTAAAAAATGCTTTGCAAACCCTAATGCTCAAGCAAATGGATACGGTGCATTCTAATGGAACTTAGACCGTATCAACAACAAGCTGTAGACTCGATATGGCATGAATGGGAAACGGTTAATAAAACATTGTTGGTTCTTCCGACTGGCACAGGCAAAACAATCTGTTTTGCCAAAGTTGCGGAGGAAGCGGTTCGCAGGGGTAAGCGTGTTCTTATCCTTGCGCATCGTGAAGAACTATTGCAACAAGCCTCTGACAAAATTATGAGTGCATCAGGGCTTACAACGGCAATGGAAAAAGCTGAACATACATGTCTTGGACAATGGGACCGCATTATAGTAGGTTCTGTTCAAACATTATGTAAAGACAAACGATTGTCAATGTTCAGTAAAACGTACTTCGATGTCATTATCATTGACGAAGCACATCATGCTGTATCTAGCAGTTATCAGGCTATATTGAATTACTTTGACCAAGCAAAAGTTTTAGGTGTAACGGCTACACCAGATCGCTCAGATATGAAAAATTTAGGACGTGTATTTGAAAGTTTAGCATTTGAGTATACGCTACCTAAAGCTATTCAAGAGGGGTTCTTGTCTAAGATTAAGGTACAAACATTACCGCTCACATTAGATATCTCATCGGTTAAGATTTCAACTGGCGATTTTGCCGTAGGTGATATTGGTAGGGTATTAGAGCCTTACTTAGAAGAAATAGCCAATAATTTAATGGAATACAAAGATAGAAAAATCGTCGTATTCTTACCATTAATTGCTACCAGTCAACGATTCTGTGAAATTCTTAATGAGCGAGGATTTAAAGCAGCAGAAGTAAACGGCAAAAGCCAAGACCGTACAGAAATTACACAAGCATTTGCTGAAGGTAAATATAATGTACTTTGTAATTCAATGTTGCTCACGGAAGGTTGGGATTGTCCAAGCGTTGATTGTGTTATTGTATTACGCCCTACTCGGTCTCGTGCCTTGTATTGTCAAATGATAGGACGTGGTACACGTCTTTCACCGGGTAAAGATCATCTATTAATTTTAGATTTTCTATGGCATGTGGAGCGTCACGAATTGTGTAGACCGGCTCATTTAATCGCTAAGTCAGATGATGTGGCCAAACGCATGACGGAAATTCTTGAAGAAAAAGGAATGGACCTTGAAGAATGCGAAAGGGATGCAGAATCTGATGTATTAGCTCAACGTGAAGAAGCGCTTGCAAAAGAACTTGCTGCTATGCGTAAGAAGAAAGCGCAACTTGTTGATCCGTTGCAATTTGAATTTTCAATCCAAGCTGAAGACCTTACCCATTATGTTCCAGCCTTTGGTTGGCAAATGAGTGCGATTACGGATAGTCAAAAGAAAACACTTGAGCAATTTGGGATTAATGGTGACAACATTGAAGATGCTGGCAAAGCATCTATGCTCATTGATAGATTACAAAAACGTCGTGAAGAAGGCTTGTCTACGCCTAAACAAATTAGATTCCTTGAAAACAAAGGATTTAAGAATGTAGGAACATGGAGTAATAATCAAGCATCTAAGATGATTAGTCGTATTAGTGCTAGTGGTTGGCGCATTCCTAAAGGTGTAGTGCCTGCTACATACAAGCCACCTGTAGAAGAATTCGTTCCTCAATGGTAAGGAGTAAACATGGAAAGCAAAATTGATTTACGAGAATTACTCGAATATATAGACCCTGCCCAATGCTCCTATGAGGAATGGTTAAACGTAGGACTTGCTCTCCATCAAGAGGGCTATCCTATGTTTATATGGGAAGAATGGTCTGCAGATGATGGAGAACGATTCCATGAAGGCGAATGTGCTGCTAAATGGGAGTCATTTGGTCGATATACTGGAAAACTTGTTACTGGGGCCACAATCACTCAAATGGCAAAAGAAAACGGATGGACATCAAAACGTAAGCTTGAAAATAATGAGGCATTAAGTTTTGACTCCATGGTATTGGCCACAACTCCGGAACAATATCAAGTCGTTGATAAGAACTGGATAGAAGAATCCGATGTTACAATTCCTAAATCATATCCATTAGAGCAACGTAAGCGAGATATACTTACCTATTTGACCACGTTATTTGAGCCAGAGGAGTACGTTGGATATGTCGTTAATACATTCGCCTTACCGGACGGAAAGCAGTCCCCTACGATGGGAAATTATAAACGTACGGTACAACAAATCATAGATGGTATTAATGGTACAACACAATTAGAAAATGTGTTTGGCAGCTTTAACAAAGAAATGGGCGCATGGATTCGCTTTAATCCAATTGATGGTAAAGGTGTTAAGAATGATAACGTAACCGCATTTCGGTATATGTTACTAGAGTCTGACAATATGTCACTAGGAAAACAAAAAGCCATTCTTGAACAATTAGAACTGCCAATTGCAGCCATGGTATTTAGTGGCGGTAAATCAATTCATGCAATCGTTAAAGTAGATGCTTACTCCTATGAGGAATACAGAAAGCGTGTTGACTTTATATATTCCATTGCTCAAAAAAATGGTTTTAAACCAGATAAAAAGAATCGTAACCCTAGCCGATTGTCTCGAATGCCGGGTGTTATGCGAGATGGAAAACCCCAATTCCTTATGGCAACCAATATTGGTAAAGAAAACTATAAGGAATGGGAAGAATGGATCGCATCCGTTAATGATGACTTACCGGAACCAGAAGAACTTGACGCATTATGGGATAACATGCCAGACCTAGCACCGCCATTAATTGAAGGGATTCTTCGTGAAGGACATAAGATGCTCATTGCTGGACCATCTAAAGCGGGTAAATCATTTGCGTTAATTCAATTGTGCATTTCCATTGCTGAAGGTAGACCGTGGTTTGGATTTGACTGCACGCAAGGCAAAGTTCTATACGTCAATTTGGAACTTGATAGGGCATCCTGCTTGCATCGATTTAAGGATGTATACGAGGCCCTTGAACAGCAACCAATCAATATTGGAAATATATCCATATGGAATTTACGTGGTAAGTCCTTACCAATGGACCAGTTAGCTCCTAAACTTATTCGAAGAGCTCAAAAGCGTAACTACAAGGCTATCATTATTGACCCTATCTATAAGGTCATAACTGGTGACGAAAACAGTGCTGATCAAATGGCAAATTTCTGCAATCAGTTTGACAAGGTTTGTACTGAACTTAAATGTGCAGTCATTTATTGTCATCACCATTCTAAAGGGA